CTCAATCGGACTCTGCTCTCATTGGCTTTCCGATTGAAGCTGTACCCTAAACGGTTCTGCTCGGTGGCTTCCGTTTAGCTCTGAATCCAAAATTTGGACTACGCCTTACCTTCACTGCGAATCTGTGCCCCGGCTTCCCGCGCCTTGTTCATAATCAAGGTCATAGTGTCGCCTTCGGTTTCAGCACTTCTGTCAAGCATCTGGCGCAGCGCACCCTTGGCTTTCTCGGCTTCGGGGATAAACGGCTCGTCGCCCGATCCCGGCATCCCTTTGGTGGCCTGAACCCGCTCCTGCACCCGGCGCTCAATCTCGGCTTCCTGATCCTTCTTGGCCTTGAACGGGGCAATCATCTCTTCTTTGACCGCGAAGGGATCGAAGTTCTTCTTCGCTGCCATCAATTCAAACATCTGCGCCTGCCGCTCTTTGGTCCAAGCCTCGCCGGTTTCCTTCTCAAACTGGCTGGCTACAACTGCCGTGCCTGCCGAAAAGCCCGCGACGAAGGGAATGGTTTTCTCGTTGAAATCCTTTTCCTTGCCCTGCCACTGCTCCTTAAAGGTTTCCTCTGCCAGTTTCTTTCCTTCACTGGCCCACAGTGCTGCCATCTCTTCCTTGGTCACGCCGCCGTTGGCCTTCACAATTTCCGTTACACGCCGATCCAGTTCCTTGGGGTCCATGTCGCCTCCTGCCAACGCCGCTGCCTTGGCCTCGCTGAGTTGCTGTTCAAGTTCGGACTTCTGCTTTGTCCAGAGTTCCTCGCCGGTTTCCTCGTCCACGATGCCCTGTTCTGCGAGGCGTTTCCATACGGGAATTGTTCTGTCGGCCCATTCGTCATACTTCGCTTTTTCCGCGATGGCCTCTTCGTAGTCCTTCTTTTGAGAAGCTAACTCCTGGGTCTTGCGGCTGTAGTCGTCCTGCCGGAGCCAACCTGCTTTCAGTTCTGGATGCTTGGTAAGGGTGCTGTCAAAGAGCTTCTTTTCGTCAGCACTGAGCTGACCGTAAACTTCTTCAAAACTTGGTGCTGGCATATCTCTCGTTGCTCCTTCCGTGATTCCCTTTTGGGGTTCTTACACGGTTCTGGTGCGCTACGATCTAGCGGTTGAAACTAACCGGGCATCTGCCCCGGCATGGGTGGCAAAGGAATCGGCCCCTGTCCCGGTTGTCCTGCTCCCGGTCCTGCTTGCGGTGGCTGATTCATCCCTGCCGACTGTGGCCCTTTTTGCTGTGCCATCGCCAACCCTACCTTCAGGGTTGCCAACGCTTTCATCACGTAAGGCCGGAACGTATCGCTCTGCACGCCCATCAGGATTTTCTCCACGGTCGAAACCGCGACTTCCTCTGGGCTTTTGTCCTGCTGCTGTTGCGCCTGACCGATGCCCGCTCCAAACGCGGGACCACCCGGAGGCCCGGACTGAGCCTGTACCTGCGGTGACATCGGAGGACGTTCGAGTGCTGGCATTTAGACCTTCTCGCCGGTCTGCATGGTGCCGGTTTTGGAGTTCACGCCGGTTCCGCGAGGATTCACCGAGGTCATGTCGCCTTCATCGGTAAAGGTTCCCACGGCCTGAAAGGTTCCCTTGGGAAGCGACGGAGCCTTGGAATCGACGTAATGACCGCCGCATCCAATCACTTCGCTCATCCCGGTTTTACGATCCATTGACTTTGCCATGTGAGTTTCTGGCCTCTCTTGAAAGTTTGTGTTACGGGGCAGGATTGCTCCTACCCCGGTAAAGCGTTGAGGCCGAATCCCTCGGCCCTTGGGTTAGCGGGATTTCTTACCGCGACCCTTGTGCTTCCGTCCGCCGCGCTTTGCGATCATGAGGAAACTCCTTTCCGAGCACATCGCCCACAGGTTTTTTATTTCAGTACAGTACTTGCTACCGGGTGGCCTTCCACCACCAAAAGCGATCTCCCGTTACGGAGGTCTACAAAAGAGCAACAAAAAACCGCCCGGTTTCCCGAAGCGGCTGTCTGTACCATTCCGGTTTCCCGGAGTTCCAGTCTGTGCCCTGATGCTGTAACGATTGTTAATCCGAGTCTCTTAACCGCGCAACAACAAAATGGTTTGCGGTCACTTAATTTTTTCTTTGAACTCTCGGAACACTCCCAGAACTCCGCCATTGTCGGCAAAGTCCACGGTCACCCTTCCAGCGGCTCTAGCCGTGCGAGCCTTCTGCAAAGCCGCAAGGATCAACGGAAGATCGACGGATTCAAACTTGTCGGAGGGCTTATCGGAGAATTTTTCGATGGAAGGGGTCACTTCTTCCCTCCATGTCCCGGTTGAACCCCAGCGGCAGCCATCGCCTGCGCCATCTGCTTGGCTTCTTCGGCCAACTCCGCGTCATTCTCTTTTTGGTTGATGTTCCAGTCTAGGATTGTATAAAGACCCTTCCGTGACAAGTCTTTGTTCTTCCTGAGGGCGAAGGCAACCTGCATCCGGTCTTGCCGCTGCACATTGAGCAGAGTCCCCGGATCGCATTTGAAGTGGAAGCGGCGAACGTAGGCTTCTGAGTTGATGCCTTCGGGAATCAGCGACCCCGGATTGGCGTCCATATCCTCGGGCGTCAGTCCCTTCGGTCCAAGCAGTTCCATTCTGTGCGCCGCATGGTAAAACTGGAGCGCGTCTGCCGTCCACATCCCTCCTACGTCGTTGACAAACGATTCCATGTTACGGCCCATCATTCGAATCGGGGTGGTCTTGGAGAACGTGATTCTCTCCAGAGTGTCTCCCCCCGGAACCTGCTTCTTGCCTAAAGCCCCGTCCATGGCCGATGCCCCGCTCATCTGCTGCATCGACTTCAAGATCATGCCGTAAGCATTGAGCACGTAAGGCGGAACGTTGGGCGGCTGGCCCCACGATGGCGGAGACGGAGCGTTTTGTGAGTAGCTCACCTTCAGTCCCGGCTTGGAAGAATCAATCGCTCGCAGAGCTTCGGGATGGATGGCACTCTTGGCTGCCAGCAACGGCGGGTTGATAGCCTTCTTCACACATTGCAAGAGTCCTGCAAGAATCTGATTCAGAACGTCTTGCTGCCTACACCAAGGACCGACCACGCTCATCGCGTAACTCTGCCACGGAACCGAGTACAGCCCCAAAACCGCGAACGGGAACTTGCGGTGGAAGTAGGGATTTGGCTCATCGTACAGCGTCACTCCATTCGCCCTTATGACCACTCGGCCACGGGGGTAGAGCTTCTGTCCCGGCTTGACCGAGTAGCGCCAGAACGCCCCTTCTGGCCCCATCCAGATCACATTTCTCGATTCATTGACCGTAGCATCCTTCATCCAGAATTCGCGGACTTCGGCCTTGGGATAAACCGACTCAATGGAGTTCTTCTCCCCTACTCCCATCATGCGAGCCATGCCGCCAGAGAGTTGCGGGTAGAATTGCGGGGAAACCGTGACTGAGGATTGCAGGTTTGCGGTGTACTTGCTGGCCCGTTCTTCCGGCTTGACCAGCACTCCCATACGAGGATAGGCCCGCTTGATCCACTCCAGAGTCTCCATGTGCCGGTGGATCACACACTCGTCTTGTTGGAGATCATCTCCGCCTTTTCCAAGCCGCAAAAGACATGATGGCGGCATGAAATCGAAGGCAATGTCCCCATCGGAGATGTCCCCGGAATGGCCTTTGGCAAACGGGTTCCAGTAGATTTTCGCGGGAGCCGAAGTCAGCATCCCGAACATAGTGCAAAAGGCCAGAGTCCGTTCAAAACTGGTCTGGGTTGCCCACCCCTTTGCCAGTTTGTTGAGGATGGATTCGACCTTGGAGTATTCTCCCTCTCCCCCAAGGTCGGTAATCTTGAACATGGGCTTTACGTCGGTAAGCAACCCAACGGTTTCCCAGAACATCGAGAGTGTCTCATTCGATACCGGCTTGGCTCGATAGGAAGGCATATTCTCCTTCCACTGAAGACCAGCCAGATAGTCGAGTGAGTTCTGAATCTCCTTCAGTTCGGGTACGTCGGCCTGTCCTTGGACTGCCTCATCGAAGGCGGAGTCCGTCCACGAAGCCAGCTTGGAATAATATTCTGCAGTATATCTAAACTGCGGATTGTCGCCGCTGGAGTTGCGGGCATGGGGCAGGAGTTCGGGCTGTTCGACTAAGGCCATGTAGCCAAGTCTACTTTCAGTGTGTCGGATTTTCTACGGCAAAGCGTTAGAACCACGAATTCTCAAGGCCATTTTTCAGCCATTTTTCGCAGGCTACCTTCAGTGGGAGTTCGTCAGCCGAGGCGCGATGTTGAGCGGCAGCATACTGATCTCCAAGATTCACCATC